TGACGCACGGTATAAATGTTCATGCGGTTCGTTCCCGCTCCGATCACGCCGCGCAGTCCGCCGGTTCCAAACTCCAACTGACGGTAAAAACGATCCTCGATCTCCGCCGCATTGTCCTTTATTGCAGCAAGCTCTGCCTTTGTATTCTCGTCAAAATACGGGTTTGTGCACCACTCTTTGTAAGCCTCCATGTAACTCATGCTTTTTCCCTCTTTTCTTTAATCTTTAATCCACTGCGCCCAGTTCTTCCGGTACTCTTCCGGCGTCATATTTTCATTCTCCCGGAACAGCTGGTAAAATAAATCTTCATTGCCGATTCCGGATTCTGTAATTACTTCACTCATCGGCTGAATCGTAAAACGCAGTAATTCTTTTGCCGCATTAAACCTGCGGTTTAAAATATAGTCCCGCACACTGATACCATAACTACCGGCAAACTTCTGCTCCATCAGACTCTGCTCCATGCCAAAGCGCTCCGTCAGCAACGCATAGATACCAGATTCCGTATAGTTCGCATTAATAAACTCGCGAACCTCCTCCATGGTATCTTTGCCGGTCGTCTCCTGCAGACATCCCGTAACCAGCTGCGTCAACATACTGTGAATTGCCAATTCGGACACATTGTCCTTTACACCGTCAAGAATCTTCCCAATCAGCTCTGCGACATCCGCTTTCTCGCTCGCCTTAAAGACAGGCACCGCATTTTTTTTATGAAACAACTCATAGAACTCCGCTGCACAGTTTCCGTTAAAATGAACCCACGCCAGCTTCCACGGCTCATCCTCGCTGCTGACATGTTCAAAGGTCTTGTGACAGTCGATCCACACGCACTCACCCTTATGCAGTTCGATCGTCTGTCCTTCCGTGGAAATACTTCCCTTTCCTGCAACCACTTCAAAAATCAGATAAGAATCCAGATTCTCCCGTCTGCACACATGCGGTACGAGACTTTCCAGTCTTCCTACCTCCTGCACATAGAGCAGATGATTTTTGGCAAACATTCCGGGGGTGTGAAGCATACGGTCTGACTTTGTAACCCCTTCCGAAGAAAACATCTTTTCCATTCGCTCAATCTCCTCCATCACGCTATACTCTCTCCCGCCAGTAATCCAGTGTCTCCTGAATCGTCTGCTCCAACGGAATCTGCGGTTTCCAGCCGGTCGCCGCGTTTAACTTTGTAATATCTGCTTCAATAATCGGAACATCCACCGGCCGGATCTTATTCGGGTCAATCTCCACCCGAATCTCCCTCGGAGAAAATGAAATAATCAGATCCAGAATCTCCCGGATCTCATGGGCATGTCCGCTGCCGACATTGTAAGTCTCTCCCGGGGTTCCTTTCTGCACCAGAAGTGCATACGCGCGCACAACGTCTCGCACATCCGTAAAATCCCGCTTTGCCGCCAGATTTCCGACATACATCACAGGCTCTTTCTTTCCCGCCTCGATCTCCGCTACCTGTTTGCAGAAATCCGAGATGACAAAGATCGGCGACTGGCAGGGACCGATGTGGTTGAATGCCCGGACCATCATCAGCTGCATATCATACGCCTGCGTATAGATGCTGGCGATCATATTCTGGCAGACCTTTGTTGCCGCATAGATATTGCCCGGTCGAAGGTAATTATCCTCCTTGATCGGCGTCTCCCCTTCCCTGATATGCCCGTACTCTTCACCGGATCCGATCAGAAGCACCCGCGGTTTGTAAAAAAGCTCCCGCACCGCATCCATCAGGTTCACGCTTCCCTTGACATTGATGTCAATCGTAAGCCCCGGATTCTTCCATGCCACACTCACGGAACTCTGTGCCGCCAGATGAAAAATGTAATCCGGACGCACCTCGTACAGCAGCGCAACAATCTCATCCTTATTCAAAATATTCAGGTCGTGGATTGCCACCCCGGGTATCTCCAGCTGTTCATGCGCCAGTTTTGTCGCATGGACTTCCATTCCATGATTATTCTTTAACTCACGTGCCAGATAACTTCCTACGAAGCCTGCCGCACCTACAATCAATGCTTTGCTCATATTGTCATTCCCTTTTATTTATAAATGATAACTTTCTACCATATTTGCAAATTCCTGTGAATTTGCAAACCCCCAGAATACCTGTGTCCTGTCCATCATACCAGAGTTCAGTGCATTTGTCCAATCGCTTATTCCCGCATCATCTCCCTCTCTGTCAAAGCATCCGCGGTACAGCATTTTTACATATTCGGTATTCGACAAATTCTTGTTACTGCACTCTGTGGAAAAGACAAATCCATAGGCAATCTCCTGCATGGACTGCGTATGATGGTTGATTGCTTCACACCAGTGATTCAAACCGTCTGTATCATAATTCCTGCTTAAAAACTGTGTATAATTTCTGGCAACGAAACATGTAACGTTATAGTTCTGGTCGCGCTCTTCCGTCAATGAGACATCGCCCTTCTGGATCTCATACGTATTGCACAGCTGCTGGAATTCCTCTGAATTGATAAACTGGCGGAACACATAAAGTCTGGAGGCTCCGTTTTCCAATGTCTTGACCCAGCCCGCTTTTCCATCCGTATCCGATGCACGTCCCATCAGGCTCAGATACAGATGCTCCACATAATCTGCATTGTTATAATTATGATTCTGAAACTCCTCGCTGAACAAAAATCCGTATGCCACTTCCGCACCCGTTCTGCCGTTTGTCAGCTCCTGCGCCCAATAATCCAGTTCGCTCTGTTCTGCCGATCTGCCGAGTGCATTTTCATATAAAAGTGATGCAAACCGCTGCTTGCCGGTCAGCGTCGTTCCCGTGTTGCCGCTGTTTCCGTTGTCCGTGCCTGTGTTTCCGCCATTGTTACTGTCATTCGATCCGCTGCCTCCGCCTGTATTTCCGCCATTGTTACCGTCATTCGATCCGCTGCCTCCGCTGTTTCCATTGTCTCCGCCGTTGTTTTCCGGTGTTTTTACGGTTACGCTGCAGGTCAGCTTCTGATTGTCATAAGACGCACTCAGCGTTGCATTCGTCCAGCTCTCACTGGAAAGTTCATACGCCACAAGACGGTAAATCACATTTGCAACGCTCTCCGGCAGATCACTGTTCACCGCAAGTATAAAGCCGGTCTCCCCTGCTGCAATTTTCTGACGGATCTTCTCAGCAAATGGATCCGACCACTGATGTATCTCCCCGGTCTTAATAAAATAATTCTCTTCCAGAGAGTTGCACTCATATCCTTCTACCGGCTGTGTATGGTCACTGTGTACCAGCTTCATGATATCGTCATTCAATCCAAAATACAGATGCTCATAAAACGTTCCTTTGTAGGACGCTCCCATATCATCCCAGGTGCTGTCAATCTGATACCATTTTCCATCCAGCTGCGCCGCTGTCCACACATGTCCATTTCCGGCGATCCGTCCCGTTGGAATACCGACCTTATTCAAAAGCATCACATAGGCTCTGTGATATGACTCACAGGTTCCCTTTCCGCGCGCCAGAACGCCCTCTGCCGCACAATAGCTGTACGTATAGTCGTAATCCGCGTGATCTAAAATCCAGTCATGCAGCCAGATCGCCTTATCAAAATCGGTCGAGCAGTTCTTCTCACATTCGCCCGCAACATTTGCCACGAGTTCTTCCACCGATGGATAATCCGGATCGTTAATTACGATGGGGTACTCCAGCAGCCCTGTCGTCTTGGTCTGGTATGGTGTCGATCCCATATCCATGACACCAAACCGGATATAATACGTACCTGACGCATAAAAGGTGAATTTGAACTCATCGCTATCTCCGTAGACACTGTTTGACCCATAGCTGATATCATAGACAAAATTCTGCTGCGCATCCGTCAGCGAAGCAATCCGGTATTTGTAAGTACCGCTCCCGCCGGTCGCCAGAAGCTTAAATGTCACCTCTTCCCCGCACTTGATGTCTGATGGATACGATACCGTTAAATTCAGCGTGTCTGCCGCTTTTAATTCCTCAGATACCACTTCCTCTGCCATTACCGGCATACGGTTTCCGAGTGCCAGCACCATAGCGCACAATACTGTGCCAATTATCATTCTTATTTTTCTCATTTTGTACCTCAAAAGGGAATTCCGCCCGGAATTCCCCCCTTTCTTTTTTTATTGTTTACCAGTCTCCAAGAAAATTCTGACAATAATTCGTACCGTAAGCTCCCCCCGTCGCATAGCCGGTCGCAAGATAGTCATACGACTCACTTAAAATATTGGCTCTGTGTCCCGTAGAATTCATCCAGCCATCCACCACAGCAGATGCTCCGTAATATCCTGCCGCAATATTTTCTCCAGCAGCACGGTAATCCAGCCCCGCCTCATCATAGAGTGAAAAGCAGTTTGACCCATTCGGGCGTGTGTGCGAAAAATAGTTCACAATCTCCCCGGCACGTACCTGTGCCACCTGCTCCCACAAATCCTCTCTTGTCATAAGCTTTTCCAGACCATTATTCTGACGCTGCTCGTTGCAAAGCGCCAGAATCTGCACATTCATCTGCCAAGCATCCGTAGCATCCGGTGTCTCAATCGCATTTCCAATATTGATTCCTGACGCAGCGCAACGCCTTAAAAACTCTGTGCTGAATAAAAATCCATTAAATACATACTCTCTGGTGTTCGTATAGTTAAGCTTGTCCACCCAGTCTGTAAGGCCTGCCTCATCCGGTTCACGGTCCATCATCGTGTGATACAGCATCGTTGCAAACTCTGTGTTAGACGTATGCTTCTGCTTATATTCTGTGCTGAATATAAAACCATACGCCACCTGGCTGCCCTCGGCACCGTTAGCAAGCTGTGTACTCCAGTCTGCAAGCCCTGCCTCATCAGGCTCGCGCTCCAGACAGATGCGGTACAATCTGGTCACGAAGTCTGTAATCGTGTCATTGTCAGCACCGCACCAGGAGCAGTTGCCGAGAATCGGAATACTGATGTCGCTCCAGTCGCCGCTTCCACTCTCAATACCATAGGAAGCGCATAGCGCAGAAAATTCTTCCGAATTGACAAAGCCGGTCATGACCGCTCCTCTGGTCTGCCCTTCTGCCAGACGATTCATCCAGTCCGCCTTTCCGGCTTCATCCGCCGTACGTCCGAAAAATGCCTGATACATAGCATCCACATAGCAGCTGTTGCAGAGGTTCATATTGCGGAATTCCGTACTGAACACAAATCCGTACGCCACATCAGCGCCTCTTGCCTCTCCAGTCTGCAGACGGTTCACCCAGTCTGCCCTGCCTTCCTCATCCGCTGCACGGCCAAGGCACACCTGGTACATCCGGTCCACAAATGCGGTGACATTATCCTCCGCCCGCACCGGAACGGTCTTCCCCGTCAGAAGACCGGCTCCTGTAATCATGACAAAAGCAGCAATAAAAACCGCCAGCGATCTTCGTATCTTTTTCATGCAGTTCCTCCCTATCTCTGGTTGACGCAGATTGCAAACTCTGTCATCCCGCTTTAGTCTCTCGTTATTCCATACTTTTTGCACAGATTATTGAATTCTTCACTGCCGACAAATCCGTTAAATACATCTTCCCTGCTGTATCCCTGCGTCTGCATGCGGCTTACCCAGTCTGCCTTGCCGCCCGCATCTGCACTCCGGTCAAAAAATGCACGGTACAGATACTCCACATAATCATTGTCGTTCAGATTCTTATTCTTAAACTCCTGGGAGAAAATAAATCCCTGCGCTACCGAACCGCCGCTCTTTGTGTGCTCCCACAGTCCGTTCGTCCAGTCGTTTAATCCGTCCGTATCCGGATTGCGGTCCAGGCAGATATTATAAAGTCTGGTCACAAATGCCGTCACACCGTCTGTGGCACCGCAGACCGTACATGCTCCTCTCGGAACTGTTCCGTACTGTGGAACCGCAATACCGTCTCCCCTCGTAATACCGTACTGGATACACAGATTGTTAAACTCTTCGCTCTGCGAAAATCCGTTGAATACTTCCTCTCTGGTTGTTCCTGTCTCAAGTCTGCCGACCCAGTCATCCAGACCGCCCTGGTCATATTCACGTCCCATGAACGCGCGATAGAGCTGCTTTACATAATCGGTGTTGCAGTAATTGTAATTCTGGAATTCCTGGCTAAACACGAATCCGTATGACACCTCCACACCGGATGCCTGTCCGGATGACAATCTGTTCACCCAGTCATTTAAGCCCGCATCATCCGGTTCACGGTTTAAGCAGACCTGATACAGCCGGGTTACAAACTGTTCAATCGGATCTTCCGTAATCACCCGGTTGCTTTCCGGCACGACTTCGACCACATTCTTGTTCACCCACATTGCCGGCCGGACGCCGCCGATCACATTTGCCACTGCCATACCGTCGTAGCGGAGCGAACCTGTGTAATGTACATACATGGCATCGTATGTATAGATACCCGGAGTCCGCAGCCACCAATAGGAACTCTGTGTCGTTGTATTGCGGAGCGCCGAGTCTCCGTTTCTGCTGAGAGCATACTCTGTGCAGTTCGCCATTCGCTTGCCGTCCGTATTCAGATAGTTGGCAGCCTCCGAAGCGCTGAGCAAAAAGATCTTGTCACTGGTCGCCGATCCGCCAGATGTTCCGAATACGGTATTCGACTCTCCGGATACCGATGTTGTGTAAATTCCCGACTTCTGTCCATCACTAAACGCCGCATTATAGAAGGAATCGTTCAGCCAGGTACGGATACTGCTGTTCGCCCATGTAACCGTTGTCTGCAGGTTCGGATAATACCGCTGGAAATCCAGGACATTCTTGCTGATCACCAGCGCCTTATCACCCTGAATATCCAGTACCGTCCACTCAATGGTCTCAGCGCCGTTGGAAGCATTGTTATCCTGCTCGTAAGAACCGTATTTTACGGTTCCGCCAACATGAATCTTCGTCCGGAAGCAGTCACCCCTTGATTTCCTTGCTTTGAAGTGCCGTTTGTCTATTACCCGTGTTGTACGTCCGTGTTTTTATATGTTTTTATAGAACTTTTCTTTTTATTATATCATACGTTTTTAATTTTCGCATTTTATTTCACACGGATCTTCTGTCCTGCATAAATTTTGTTCGGATCTTGAATGCCATTCATTGAAGCAATCTTCTGATATGTCGTCCCGTACTTTTCGGCAATTTCTGAAAGCGTATCGCGATCTTGCACAGTGTAATAAATCGCAGAATTATTTCCATGCGTGGCGTTGATTCTATTTTGTACTTCGTCGTATCTCGTTCCCAGAACGACTTTTCTTGTATCTCCATTTCCATATGTACCCGCAAGTGTTTCTTCCACAAGCGTTTCAATCGGTGCTGTTGCGATATGGTTTATGAAGTTCTGTACTCTATCATACAATGATCCCAGTTTTTTTCTTCTGTCGTCCCCGTCGCCGTAAGTCCCTTTCATTACGCCTTCTGCGATTTCCAGCGTTGATCCAGAAACATTGCTTGTATTTTCTTTGTTCTCTGTTTTTCCTGCTCCTGCTGCATATCTGCTCCACGCTTCCTTGTCTCCATAGAACTTGTCAAGATCAAGATTTCCAGCATATCCAGACAGTCTTCCATGCGAAGAATACTGTCTAATCGCGCAGTTATACGCGCCTTCGTTCCACGGCGTTTCTTGATACCCCGTCACGTCATTGCTTGCATACTGTGCGATCCACATTCCAAAATCACCGATCCCGTCGAATCTGTTCATAAATGATTTTGAAGTATATATCAGTGGTTTCACGCCAGTCTTTTTGAATACATAGTTCAGCCATTTCTTCACCCAGTCGAAGTCGCACACTCCGAAATTCTTGTTCTGCTCTTTTTCCCAATCCAGCACAAGAATTGCTTCCCCTATATGTCCGCTTACATTTTCAATAAAAAACTGTGCTTCTTTCTCCGCGTCCCCGCCCGAAGCGTAATGATATACGCCTAGACATTTTCCTGCATTCTTTGCTTGCTGATATGCTCTGTCATAATCTGGGTTCACATAGTCCGTCCCCTGCGTTGCCTTAATAATAACAAAGTCGCACGGCACTTTTGTCAAGTCGATTCCATTCTGCCAGTTTGAAATATCAATTCCGTTCATGCTCATGTTCTTTTTTCTCCTCTTCCGCCCCGCATAGCGTGGGGCTTTTATTTATTTTTCTTCGTCGTTTGCGTCTGGAATTTCTGCTTTGTTGTTCAACATTTTCTGCGTTACCGCTAACCCTTTGATCAAGAAGTCTGGTATGTTGTACCCGCATTCGACAAGATTTTCCAGAATGCTTCGTGCTTCATTTACAAGTAACATTGCAAGTGTGAACCAGCCGATCAGAAGCAGAAAAGACAGATTTACATGTAAAACATCAGTGCCAAGCTGTGTGAAGACATTGCTGATAATAAAAGCTACAAGAATTACAGCCCAGTACCCAAGCTTTTTGATTGCTCCTTTCAATCCTACTTTGCTTGATTCCTTGCCCTTCTTGTTTGCTTTATACCAGCCCGTCAGCCAGTCAATGACGTTCAGAAGGAAGTACGCCGCGAAAATGTACCAGTATACGCCGAAAATTGCTGTCAGTATCGTCACAATCGCCCCTGCGAATGCGTTGTATTTGTCTGTGAGTGCTGTTCCGAAATTATTTGTCATTGTCCTTTACCCCCGAACATTCTTGCAGCTTTTGCAAGGTTCCTGCCCCTTCGGGATCATGTAGTTCTTGCATTCGCCGCAGTTGTTTCTTGATTTACAAGTTTCTCTTCCTTCGCAAGCTTCAATATGTCGCTTGCAAATTCCGTTTGCGCTCATTGCTGCACATTCGAAGTTGTTCTTCCCGAATGTCATATAATACTTCGGTTTTTCTTCTCCGAATATCCGCCAGCGCAACCAGTCGTCAAGTGTAATTGCTGGTAGTGCCAGCAAAAACCAAACTGCGAAGAATTGCGGGCATATCTGCCCCATGATATTGAACTTCAAATTTGAATAGTCCCACATATTCAAGCCAAGCCCTATGTTTAAGATCACGCCCGCCACGAATTCAACTGCCGTCACAATCACTGCACATATTAACATTTGCAACAGAAGTGGTGTTTTCCAGTCTATGAATTCATTTACCAGTCCGCACAGAACGAAGCACATCCCGCCCACGAATGCCATTGTTTTGAATGTGTACCCGCGGAAAATCAATTCACAGCAAGCGTACAGTGCGCCGCCCACACACAGCAGCACAATGTATTTAATTATCGTCTTCATGCTTTGCAAGCCCCCATTGCTGTTTCATAGTCTTTCAGCACTTTTGACTTGTATTTGTCTGGGATCTGTGCGCCGTACTGAATCGCTTCGATTTCCTCTGCCGTCTGCGTGCCTTTGATCCATGCGTTTATACTGTTGCAATATGTTGTGTGGTAGGACACGAATTTCATTGCCGCTTCAATGATCTTTGTCATGTCCTCTGCTGAATAGTATTTGCAAAGTTTCCCGTCTTCGTGGTATTCCAGCTGTGTTGCCCCTGCTGCAAGCTGTGACTGCTTTCCAAACAAATTGATCTGGTCTTTTTCTTTCAAGCTGATATGCTCCACCGATCCGTCTGTCAGTTCTACGTCTACGCCTGCAAAAATTGCGTTTTCGCAACGACTTGAAACTTCTGCAAGCTTCGCTGTTCTGATCTGATCAACGTCTGGTTCCTGCTCTGGCTGCTCTACATATACAATCCCGTCATTCGAAAGAATCATTCCGCCGTCAATTTCTTTGTACACTGTTTCGAATCCTTCGTACTTTGCGATCACGTTTCCGTATTCTGTCAGCACTTCAATTTCTGCCATGTTCTGATCTTTTGCTTTTGTTTCTGTCTGCACAAGCAACATATTCTGTGCGATTTTCTTGACGGATCCGTCGAATACGCTGCTGTTGTCCTTGAATCTGATCTTCATGCTTTTTCTCTTCCTTTCCTTTCCAGCTGTCAATGAATAATTCATTGAAAAGCTGATTCATATTTTGTACAGTACGCCATGACTGTTTGTGCTTCATATAGCCTTTCCATGACTGGTATTGCTGGCGCACTTCTTCGAAAGTGATTGTTCCTTCATCAAGCTTCTTTTTCAGCTTTTTCAGTTTCCGTCGTTCCAGTGTGATTGACTTTCTGCAAGGTCGCATGATTACTTTTCCAGTGTCCGACAATGTAAACTTCGTTTTCAGAAAAGTGAATCCGCGCCGCAACGCTACAATACGCGTTTTCTTTTTATTGACTGTTATTCCCATTCTTTCATAGATTTCGAACAATGCTTTGATCGCTCTGTGTGCGTCTTCCTTTGTCTTGAATAGCAGCCATGTGTCGTCCATGTATTTAATATATTCATGAATCCGAAGCACTTCTTTCGCGTAGTGATCAGCTTTGCTTGCATATACAGTCCCGATTATCTGTGACACTTGACTACCTAGCCCGCACCCTACTTCGCCGAATGCGTCCACAAATAGCATTATGAATTCAATCATGTCTTTATCTGTGAAATGGTCTTCAAGTATTTTTCGAATGTGCCAGTGTTTCATATTCCCGAAAAAGTTTGAAAAATCCACAAGCACGACATATCCTTCATTGCTTCCAGTCTTTCTGTAATATTCCCGCAGAAAATATGCTACACGTTTTATTGCTGCATGTGTTCCTTTGCCTTTGATACATGCCATATTGTCTGATATACAAGTTCTTGTCAGCACTGGCACAAGTGCGTTGTCACAAAGTGATCTTTGAACAACTCTTTCTGATATGTGAACGCTGCTAATCTCGCGCAGTTTTCCGCGCTCCATTAGCGTGAACCTATGAAAGCCGCGTCGTATGTCTTCGCCTTTCAGAAGTTTCATATGTGTGTCATATGTCTTCCGCAGCAGGCTTGCTTCGTATCTCTGCACGCTGCATTTCCAGCGAACGCCCTTCTTTGATTTGTCGAATGCTTCCAGCAAATTTCCATAGTCGAAGACATTTTCTAGTTTTCCGTACTTTTCATTGACTGCTTCTTTCTTTTTCCGTCGTTTCTCTTCCCTTCGGATTCTTCTTGCAGCCCTTCTTTCTTCACTTGTCATAAAATTGAACACTCCGCATACAATATTTTGCGCCGCTATGTACATAAGCGATTGACATGAAACAAGGCTGCGCCGTCCTTGCCATGCAAGCAGCGTCCGTCAATCGCTGTCGGCGTGTAAATTTACCAATAAAGGAAGGTCAAGTGTTCCTTATTTACTTTTTGCCACTGCTTTCGTTTCCTACTCGGTCTGGGCGTGTGTATATAATCAGAGCGGGACGGCAAGCGCAGTCGAAGCGTTGTTGTTGTTGGCATTACCATTGTTGTTGACATTACAGAAGTTCGTCGTGTTCGACGCGTTCGGGGAATCGCACCACCAATTAGAACGGGATCCCTGCTTTTAACACTTAACCTATAAAATTATTTGACTGATTCAGTCTTCTTCTTCATTTCTTTGTATCTTTGATTGTCAGATTTCTTCCATGCCGTTATATATCCCTTTTCCGAAATTACCATTCCGACAATATTTTTCAGCTGTCCGCTATCTATCCCAAGCACTGTGCGAAGGCTTTGCAGTTTTTGCAGTATCTTTTCACAGTTCGCATTTGCTTCGTTCTGATAGTGTCTTCTGTCGATTACTTCTTCATTTGTCTTCACGAAGATTGTGTTTGCGTTCACGACATTATCAACCAGTGCTTGTCCTTCCGCTATAATCGGTATTGCATACACGAATCTGTATTTCTTCGGGACATTCTTTTCTTCCATGCAGAATTTTATCAATTCATTCTGAACGTCCACGGCTGTTTGAAAGAACTGCATTTCGGATTGTTCGCGTCTGCTTTTCAAAACGCTCATGCTGCAACTCTCCTTTCGCCAGTATTCACGCCGCACACGGCGGCGTGATTTTTTGATTCAAGATTATACTGTAAAGCAGAGCGGGACGGCAAGCGCAGTCGAAGCGTTGCCGCCGATGGCATAACCATTGACGTTGACACCACAGAAGAGCGTCGTGTTCGACGCGTGCGGGGAATCGCACCACCAACCAGAACGGGATCCCTGCTCCGCCTTTCCTTTTCCCTGCCCTTTGCATATATGCCGAAGTGATCCAGTGAAGATCGGAAACTGTACGCCGCAGCCGTTGCCATATCCAACTTCCGACCATGAGTTATGCCCCCAGACTTCCACTTCGGAAGGAAGCCACAACTTCTGATCTTCCTGCCACGCCCAGCTTCCCTTTGTGCTGCAAAGTCTCTTGTCTGCTTTTATTACCGCGCGAAGATCTGCTGGAAGCGTGTTGAAGATTGTCGTGTTCAGTGTTGTCTTCAAGGCACTTGCTGGGAATCCGCCAGTGTTCGTGTTTGTACTGTTCATTGCGTATGCTGTTGCAAGGCAATCGCGCGAAATAAAGTACAATCTGTGATTATTGTTCGACTGATAGCCGAAATATGTATCAATTCCCGCAAGTTCCATTCTGACTGATTCACCAGTCGTCAGTGTAATGTCTTTATAATCGCCAATATTCAGCCCCGTGAAGTCGCCTGCTGCCGCTTTCGCTGCAATTTCGTTCCATGACAACTTGATTTCTTTTCCGTTGTAGCCATATGCGGCGCGGATCTGCGCTTGTTTATCATTCAGTGCATTTGCTACAAGATAGCCTTCTGGGATATATCCTTTTTCTGTGATTTCAAGCGTGTCGACAATCCCCAGCGACACTTTGACCGCATTCATAAGGTCTGAATATTTGATTGTCTTTGTTCCGCTGGACTTCTCAACAATCAAAATGTCGTCTGCTGCAATATCTGTCGTCTGTGCAATCTGGTTGATTGTTTTTTCTGGTAAACTCATTCTTTTTTCATTCCTTTCTTACAATGTTGCAAATATTTTTCTTGCACATATTCTTTCGCCGTCGTCTGTCACAATCAGTTCGTCGTCGCTTGTTGCCATGTTCTGAATTACTTCGTTTGTTGCCGCGATTTTTTCCATTACGTCTGCACGTTCCTGCAATTCTTGAATATATAAAAGCAGTTTTCCCGCTGTCTCGTCGTCCAGAATTCCTTTGATCGTTTCAACCCATGTTTCAAATTCAGACTGTTGCTGGCTTGTGTAATTCTGCAAATACTGTTTGAAGTTCTCCAGAAACGCGTCCGCTGCCGTTTTGTCGTCGTCAACACTGTCTTTATAGTCCTGCAAGTATTCGCCCGCTGCCGTCTGTTTCTGGTCAATTCCTTCTTCAAAGTCCTCGACGTCGAATGCAATTCTTGTCTTCTGTTCTTCGAAATATTTATCGAACTGTGCATATATCTGCGAAAAATCAATCTGATCGACCGCCCCAGATACCCAGCCGCATTTTGCATTGTCCATTCTTGTATCTGTAATCATTGACTGTGTGATCACTGTTGTTCCTGCTGCAATGTATACTTCTGCGATTGTGATTTCAAATACAGTGTCGCTTCTTGTATTTGCTGGCTTTGCTGGCGAAGCTGCATTCCCGCCTTTGTCTGCGTATGCTGTTATCGTTCTTGCTGATAGATCCAGCTTGATCTTGATAGCGTCATATCTGTTCAGATTTCCGCTTGCGACTTCCAGATCAATGACCAGTGGTTCTGTGTTCTGGTAGCCGTAGCCAATAAGCCACGCATACCCCGCTTTCACAGTCACTGACATTGCGCCATTCGCAACAACTTGAAGATCTCCGTTGAATACTCCGCTTTTGAATAACGGCTTGAAATAATTTGCCCAGTGTGTAGCATTATATTTTCTGTCCCCGCCCTTCGAATTGAAGAATGTTGCTATTTCCATTGTTTCACCTTCTTTCTAATTATCATCAAGATTCACTGTTTCTGGCAGTGGATCGCCAAACGTCGGAACTATATCGAAGCCGCCGTTTTCAAAGATCTCTTGAATTTCCGTGATTCGCTTGTCCATTTCTATTCCCCACATTTTCTTTTTCACTGTCACGACATCACCCAGATCGTAATCTTCACGATATACAAAATTGACAAACGGCTTTGTCTGTGCGTCCATAGCTTCCACAATTCCATATTCAGCCAGTTTTTCGTTTCCCTTCTGTTTCAAAATTTCTGTGTATTCCGCCGTTGTCATGTCGTCGTCTTTCTGGACGTCCCTCGCGTCAACAATGACTTCGCGAAGATCCCAACCAGTGCCGCCGCCCACTGTCACCAGCGTTCTTGCTGTTCCTTCTCCCTCACCCGCCACGATTGCGCATGTCTTCGTGTTCTGATTGCTGAATACATATGCAACGCCGTTCAAATTCTTGTAGATTTCAGAGAAAACGACACGGCTTCTTTCTCTCTGTGATTCTGTTCTGTCAACTCCCTTGTATACTTCAAAGAAAAACTTCTTTGCCTTGAAGTCGGCACGAATAGTGAACCCAAGATTGCTATATTTTGATAGTTTGCACATGTATGTATACAGTTCTTTGTACGAAACTTGAAATCGGACTGTTTCTGTGAATCCTTTTAATTCTCCCAGTTCTACGAATGGCATTGCTGTCACCGACTGCACCAGCTTTCGCATTCCCGCTTCTGTCTTTCCGTTGAAGTTTACGACTGTTTTTATTGCTCTTCTGTCCATGATCGAAGGTAAAAATCGCCCTTTCGCCGTGATTTCATTCACTGTGTCGTCAATCGCTATATACTCAACTATTCCGCTTTCCTTGCTTGTTGTTTTTACAATATGCCCGTTTTTGTCTTTGAACTCCCGCTTTGACAGAATGTTGTTTTCTGCCAGAAGCTGCAAATTTCTTGTGTTCAGCGGTGCATGAAGTTCGAATGTTCCGCATTCATAATATTTCCGTGTCCAGATCAAAGATCTGAACACGTCAATCACTCCTAGTCGGTTCAAGTTCTGATCATACGAAACAACAATGACTTTGTTTTCTTTTGACATTCCCTTTCCCCCTTCTATGCGAACATATACTGATTCTTGTATTCGAACTTGACGTTCAAATACTCCACGCCTTCGTCCGCGTCATACTTGATCACGTTCATTCCCATTACCAGCTGAATATATCCGTCGTTGTCTTCGTCTACAGTGTAGTTGTAGTCAATTATCTTGCCATTCCGAAGAAGTTCAACTGTGATTTCGCCTTCTGTGGTTTTTATTGTGATCTTGTCGTTCGGAAGCATTGTGCAGAGAAGTTTCAATGTTTCATTTGTCGTCTGATTGTATATGATCGGGTTTACCACTTTGTCGTCCGCTTCCAGTGTTATTGTGATTCCGACGTCTTTTGTGCTTTCGTTATCCACTTGTTTAATCGTGTCTGTTTCTCTGTGTCCGAATTCCATTCCTTCTTCTGGGATTTCACATTCAAATTCCCAGTCGTCATACCACTGTGACATTTCGATTTTTATAGTTCCCGCTGCGTCCGTAAAATACGGATCAGTACAGATCAGTGATATTGTTGCGGGACGGATCACACCAGTTTCTGCGACTTCTATGTTTTCAACTCTGTATTTGATTTCGCGTCTGTCGCCGTCTTCTTCATGAATGAACGTTCCTTCTGAATGAACTTTGAAAACTCTTGAAAGAAATTCGCGATTCTGTCTGTGATTTCTTCTGATGTTTGCTGTGATCACAATATTGCGTTGTTCCAATCCTTCGCCGTTGTATGTCGTGCCGTCTGTTGTTGCGTTCTGCGACGTGGACACAGCGTTTTTCACGCTGTAGATCCCGTCGCAACTTACAAGGAAATATTCACAACTGTCGTGATCGTATGTGAAGACTGCTTCCAGTCCAGCGTCATTTCTGCATGTTATTGTCTTCATTTGTTAGATCACCCCGCTTTCAGTTTCAAAACCATTTGTCGTGTCTGGTTTCGTGTCTGTCGTGCTACTTCTGATGGCGAAAGTTCTTTCGGACTGTTGATTGTTATATTCTGCGTGAATCCGCCTGCTGCCGTCTGCGTTTCATAACTTGCAGATCCAGACTTTGTATTGATATAACTGTCGATCGTTGTCGGTACGCCTTTTCGCATTGCTTCTTTGATTCTGTCTTCCTCTTCGTCCATTCCGTCTTCAACGCCTTCTGCCATACCAGCTGGAATCATTTTTCCAACTTGATCACGCATGACGCGTGACGGCGAATGAATTCCGAAGAAGTCTTTTACTGCGTCCAATGCAGACGAAGCCAGATCTTTGAATACTTGAATCAAACTGCTTGCCGCATTCTTTACGCCTTGAATAACTCCGTCTATGATATTTTTTCCAAGTGATAACCAGTCCGTATTCGTGATCGTGTCCCAGATTGCAGAAATAATCTGCGGAACTGCTGCAATCAGTGCTGGAATGGCTTGAATCAATCCGCTGATCAGCGATCCGATCAATTCGATTCCCATTTGTAAAATTTTCGGAAGATTTGTCGTGAGTGTATTGACGACTGATGTGATAATCTGTGGAACTGCCGCGATCAGCTGTGGGATCGCGCTTATGATTCCATTGATCAAAGATTGCAGAAGTGTGATTCCTGCTTGAATGATTTGCGGTAGCATACCAGTCAGCGTGGAAACAATCGTCGTTATAATTGTTGGAAGCATGGCGATCAGCTGTGGGATCGCGCTTACAATTCCGTTAATCAGTGCGATCAGCAGATCAAGTCCAGCTTGAATAATTTGCGGGAGATTTTCCATGATAGAATTCACAATCACTGGGAACAAGTCGATCACGGCTTGAATCAGTGAAGGAATTGCGTTTGTGATTCCGTTGATCAAATTGACCAGAATTTCAATTCCAGACGCTACGATCTGCGGAAGATTTGCTGTGAGTGTATCTGTTATATTTTGAATCATTACTGGCAGCATAGCCAGCAAGTTTGGGATCGTCTGATTCAATCCGTCCAGAATCCCTTGAAACAATGAAATCGCCGCATTCAGCACTTCTGGGAGAAGTGTCGGAAGCAACGCTATTGCCGCATTGATCAGCCCGAAGAACGCGTCAACAAGTGGTTGCATTAGCGACGTTATCAGCCCTTGTCCTTCTTGAAAAACTGTCGTCAGTGTTCCTGCAAGCCCTTGAATAATTATCGGTACATTTTCAACGATTGACGTGACTGCTTGAATCACTCGCGGAATCAAGTTGTTTGCTGCTGTTGCCACCGAATCACACAGATCTGTGATCAGTGCGCCGACGTCTGCTTCGTCATTTGCAAATCCAGTCAAGAGATTCGACCACGCCGCCTTTGTCGAATTGATCGAACCTTCGATTGTCGTGCTTGCTTCTTTTGCTGTCGTTCCCGTGATTCCCATTTCTGTTTGAACAACGTGAATCGCGTCAACAATATCTGCGTATGAAGATATGTCATACTTGACACCAGAAAGCTTTGTCGCGTCGTCAAGAAGCCTTTGCATTTCTTCTTTCGTTCCGCCATATCCCAGCTTTAAGTTGTCCAGCATTGTATAATTTTGCTTCGCGAATCCTTGATATGCCGTTTGAATGCTGTCAATGCTTGTTCCCATTTTATTTGCATTGTCCGACATATCTGTTATAGCCATATCTGCTTTTTCTGCGGCTGCTTTTGTGTCTCCGTCCAGACTTTGAAGAAGCGACGCGGAAAATCCCGTCACAGTGTTCATGTATTGATTTGCAGACATTCCCGCTGTTTTATATGCATTGTTTGCATATCCTTCGACTTGTCCTGCGGAATCCTTGAAAAGCGTTTCCACGCCGCCGACAAGCTGTTCGTACTCTGCATACTGTTCGACGGCTGACTTTGTTATCGCTACGCCAGCCCCCATGACAGCTGTTGTGAATCCTGCAAAAGCTTTCATTGTTCCGCCGACAACATTCGTTAGTACTGTGAATCCGCCTTTTGCCGCCGACGCTGCAACGTCGCCAACTGCTTTCAGCTGCGTTGATAGCGGCGGGATCTTTTCTTTGACGTCATTCGCTGCCGTCTTCACTTTTCCGAATGCGTCTGCTACCTTCTGTACGGCTGGGTGCGCGTCTTTGAATGCTTCAACTTTCTGTTTTGCGCCTTCCACAGTAGTTCCGATCTTTTTGACAGCTTCGCTTTCTTTTACTGTTTCAGTGATTTTCCCTTTCACTTTCACGAAGCCGTCTGCAAGTTTATTCACCACTGGGATTTTGCTTGCTATATTGTATATTTTTGTTCCCAGCGTTTCAGCTTCTTTTGCTGCTTTCTTCTGCTGGTCTTCTACTGCTTTCAATTCTGTTTTGTAGTCTGAAAGCTTTGATTTTGTCAGTGCGATTTCTCTTTGTAAATCTCTATATCCTTCGTCGTTTACGTCCTTCCCTGCTTCCGCCATTTCCTTTTCAGCTTGCGTCAGCAATTTCAGCTTTTCTTCTGTTTCGGAAACGGCTTGCTTCAAGATCACTTGCTTTTGTGCTGCCAGTTCTGTATTTTTGGGATCCAGTTTCAGAAGCGAATTCACGCCCTTCAATTCAGACTGTAGGCTTTTGGCGTTTGCGTTTACCGAAGACAACGCTTTGTTCAGCGGCGTCGTATTCCCGTCGATTTCGACTGTTATGCCTTTCAAGCCTTTCGACATGCTTTCACCCTTTCTTTCCGAAAAGTGAACGCGCCTTCATTCTGTCTGGCTCGGTCTGTGTCAATCTGTGTGCGTTTTCCAGATATTCCCGTCCTTCTTCCGTTTTGTTCATTTCATGCACGAATGCGTCCCGCCTATATTGCAAATAGTCAATATATTCCAGTTCTTCTATTTCATTCACATTCAATCCCGTATACTCATGAACAAGGTGTTCCCAGTACGTCGGCATGTCAAAGAAGTTTTCTTCGTCAATCGGATAGAACGGGAGTGCTAGTTTGGGTTTACTGCTTCGCCTTTGCAGAACTTCACATATGTTTCCAGAAGTTCTTTTAATTCGCCGAATTCCAGCATGTCTTCAACCCACTCAACGCTGATTTTCTCGCCAGCCATATTGTTTGAAAGAATCATTGCTACAAGTTCATACATTTCGTCAATGATCTTTCTGTTGCGTTCAGCTTTTTCTTTCTCATTGTCTGGCTCTTCGCCTTTTATGAAGTCGTTCATGTTCATGAGCATGTCAAAAATTCTTTTCTTCGGCATACCCACAAGAATTGTTTTTTCCTTTCCTTCTTCCACTTCAAACGTCAGAACCATATAATTTCTTTTTGCTTTCTGAAAATTTACTTTATAATTCATATACACTTTCCTTCCTTTCGTGTGTATAGGGCTGGATTTCGCCAGCCCCTTTTTTCAACAATTACTTCGTTTTTGCTGCTTCCTGCGCCGCAATAAATTCAGCAATAATTTCTGACTTCGTTGTTTTTGTGATGTTGTAGCCCTTTGCTGCTGCAATGGTCTTGATATTATCAATGGTCAGCACGTTCAATTCTTCGCTTGTGTATTCCGCTTTGTACTGTTCTTCGATCTCTTCCACGAACTGAATCAATGTTCCTTCGTCGTCCTGCGGCTTGCAGCCGAATTCAGCGTCAATCACTGTTGCTGAATCAGTCGCCCATGTGATCGTGAATCCAGCAGAATTTCTTCCGACGATAACAAGATAGCAATTCCCTTCAACTGGATCTTTATGTACAAAAAGAATAACGTACTGCTTGCCGTCGTCGTTATTTGTTCCGCCGATCTTCAAGATCCTGTACTTCCCTTTTGTTTCTACCCTTGCTGTAGAACAAAGTTTTGAAAGTGTTTCGCCATTCCAAGTGAAAAGCCCCGTCTTGAATGTTGCTTCCTCGTCTGTTAATACCTCTTTTACGATATGCCCCAGATCGTCTTTTTCCGTTGTCATTGTCGGCTTGTACTCAATAGACGCCCCGCCCTTGATCCAGCCTGCGCGCTTTTCGTCTATCATCATTGTTTTGATAAGTTCTTCAAACTCTGGAAGCGTGCCGTTGAATTCATCAATGAATACTTCTCCGCTTCCCATTGTGACCTTTTCTTTCGATCCTTTCATTTTTTACACCCTTTCTATGAATGATATTTGATAAATTGTTTCGAAGCACTTTTCGTCTGGAAGCCACGTTCTTTCGCGTGTCCATTTCCAATTCCTGCGTTCGAAAAAGTCTTCCAGTTTTTTTTCATTTGCTTTCTCAATCCTCTCTGCGTAGAATTCGACTGCAAGATCGTGATTGAAAAAGCGTGTGTTGAAGTCGTCGCCGTCCCCTGCTGGCTTGTCAAGTATGACTGTGAACGGCAATTTCTGCGGCTGCGTGAAAGCCGTGTCCGCAGTTGGAATTTGTGTTTCTTTTTCCAGCATTTCAACAAGATCTTCCATTTTGTCACCCCTGCCATATGTTCTTCAATTTTTCTTCCAGATTCTTTTCCGCAATCTCGCGTCCGTGTTTAATATGTTTCACTGACTTTGTCCTTCCGCCGTTTCTTTTTGCATGTCCATTTTCAAGCAAGTGCGTCAGTCTGTATTCTGGCTCTTCTACATACCACGTCGCCCGCTTGTGGTGTTTGTTCAGCATTTCGCTTTCAACTGCAAAATGTGCCTTGTATTCGCCAGTCAGAACGCCGTGTCCCTTTGAAAGATATGACTTCGCTGCTTCGTTGCATTTCTCCGCCGAATCGTCGATCGCTTCAAAGAATTTCTTTTCTTCTGTTTCATACCACTGAATCAGCATATCCGACAACGTTGTTTCCAGTTGTTCTGGCTTGACTGCTGCCCCTGCGTTTACATTCATGCAAATTCCTTCTTTCTATGCTTCGAAAATCTGATCAATGTCAGCTTTGTGATCGGCGGCTGGTTGCTCTTCAAATTATCTACTTTATCAACGTCAAATTGTTCTTCGCCTATAACAACAACGTCGTGTGCTTCGAAAATTTCTAAAAGTGGTACATGAATCACTTTGTCCACTTGCTGATCTGCCGCTTGTGCTGCATAGTGCCTTTGAATGCTCACATTCTCTTCGCCGAATCGCAGATTGTCTTCAAATTTTCGAACCAGTTTTCCGTTTTCGTTCTCTGAATACAGATTCATGATCCCGTCGTTGAATTCTTCAAATTTGCTTTTCACTGCTCTTCCTCGCTTTCTGCACTCTCTGGCGATTTTTGAGACTGAATTGCTCCACGAAGCGCAAGTGCTGTCAATTCTGACGAAAAATCGTGTTTGAACTGTTCGATTGCGTTTGAACGCCCGTATCTGCAATACGAAATAAGCAGTTCCATTGCTTGTCCGTCTTTGTCGAATTCAATTTCTGATCCGAATTTGTCGTTCAGATAGGCTTTCCCGCGCTTTAATATCCCAGCTATTTTCTTTTCCAGTCTGTCGTCTTTGAACGTTATATCCAACTCATTCAGAATGTCTTCCAGAAGTCCGTCTTTTTCTGTTTCCGCCATATTGCACCACCTTCATGAATGGCAGCAAGGTTTCAAGCCCTGCTGCCGTCCTTATTCTTTACGCCTGCGCCGCTGTCTGTTTCTCAATGAACGAAGCGATCTTTTCGCTCTTATTGCTTCCAGTGATTTCATACTTCATGTATTTTGCAAGCCCGTCGATCTGATCAACTGTCATTGCATTCAGTTCTTCCGAAGTCCAGCTTTTCTTTTCAACCTCAACTTCAACTGTCTGTTTCTCTGAATATGCTGTGACAGTGTATGTTGCTGCTTCAAGTGCGGAAATATCAAGCACAACGAAGCAGTTGTTGTCAACTGGCTTTCCGTTTCCGTAAAGGAACGCTGCGTATACTCTTTCGCGCTGTAAAAACTTGTAGCTGTCGTCGTACTCGATCACGCCGTCTTTGCTTGTTCCGACGCCCATGAAATACTTTTCAGCAATTCCGACAACTGCTTTCCCCTGCGGAACTTCTTCTGACTGAATGATTGTTGTCGGGTATGGAAGAACGTCATTTGCAAATGTTCCGTCTGGACGCTGAACTGTTGTTGCTGGCATAACTTTATTGAAATAGTCAACTGGATTCACAACCATGATCACAGCACCGACCTTGCGCGGACGACCATTTCTGGAAACTGCAAGTTTCGCGATCACTCCGCCGTACTGCTGTGCGTCGAACTTCGTGATCTTGACTGCTTCTTTGTCTGGGTATACTTCGCCGTCTCTCTTTGCTGCTGAAATGTCCTTCATCATTCCGATCGGCATGTTTACGCCCGTACCACACACAATAGCTTCTTCAAGTCCGCAATATAAAGCGTCTTTCAGTACTTCGCGCACGTAGCTGTCCAGCCATGTTGCGCCAAGATCCAGCATAGATTTTGCAACTGGAAGGAACGCTGTCAAAGAAAACATTGTCATATTCAGCTTTTCGAACTCGCCTTCAAGTTCCTTTGTGATCTCTGCTGTGATTGCTCCCCAGACTGCCTTCTGCTTTCCATTCTTGTTCAGAATCCATTCTGTTACATATGTTGTATTCTGGAAGTTGATTGCTGCCAGAAGTTCATGTTCTCTCTGTAAGTCTTCGAACACGTCTTCAATGATTGTTTCTGGCATAGTCACGTCAAGGTGTGCCAGTGCCTGCTTCGGATCTTCTGACTTCATTGCGTCGATTACTTTTTCATAGAACTTCTTTTCAGAGGAAGTCAGCTGGCGAAGCCCTCTTGCCGCCAATGCCTGCGCGTCAAGCTGCTCAATATTTGCCATGCTCTGCGCGCGTTCAAGGATCTCACTCTGAATGCCGTCTGCCATGTCTGCCATTGCCTGCGCTACCTTCTCTGGATCCTCTGACTTTAATGCTTCATTGAACTTCTGTGCAAGTTCTTCTCTTGTTAATGCTTTTACGTCTTTGCTCTTCATTTTTTCTACCTCTTTTCAAGATTTTTTGCTGCTGCCTTTGCCAGCAAAGCTGCAAGGCTTCTTCCGTTTTCCTTCGGATTTGTTTTTTTCTTCTGCTTCTTCTTTTTGTCGTCGTCCGTGTCGTCTTCGTCGCTGTTGTCGTCTGTGTCGTCTGTGTCGTCTGTGTCGCCGTTGTTGTCCTCGTCGCTGTTGTTGTCCTCGTCGTCTGTGTCGTCCTCGTCGTCCTTTTTCATTGCAGTTCTGTATAATTCGCGAAGTTCTGTTCTGAATTCCTTCTGTTCTGCCATAGTCCTTCGCATTTGCTGCAACTGTTGCTGCATTGCCTGCATTGCATCTTCTGGATCCGCGTCTTTGCTGCTATCAACTTCGTCGGCGAATCCCATTTCCACTGCTTTTTCTGGTGTCAAATACGTTTCTTTGTTCATCATGTCGATCAACTCTTCTTCTGTCACGTTTGCGCGTTCAAGATAGATCTGTCTGTTTGATTCCATGAGAACGTCCAGATCGTCTGCCGCCTTTCGCAGATCGTCTGCATTTCCCGTAATGCTCAACCACATGTTGTGAATCAAAAGGCTTGTTCCCAGTCCCATGATTCGTCTGTCTGCTGCCTGCAAAATAACAGAAGCGATCGAATATGCGAACCCGTCAACATATGCGACGATCTCTTTGCATTTTTTCTGCTTCAAAAGGTTGTATATTGCAACGCCTTCTTTGACGGATCCGCCATATGAATTGATGTGAAGTTCGATCGTGTCGGATTCCGACACATTTTCAAGTGCTTTTTTGAAATACTTTGCGGAAGTCTCGCTTTCTTTGTATTCCCAAGTCCACCAGTCAAATTCGCCGTATTCTGAAACGTCGTCATAAATGTACAATTTTACAATATTGCTTCCCGCTTCCTGCTTGAAACAATAATGTGCTTGCGCTTGTGCCTGCTGTTTCTTCAACTTTATTCACTCCTTTCTTGTCCAAGATGATCCATTTGTTCTGCTTCTGTGTAATTTTTTGTTATGTAGTGCTTTTGTGACCAGTCAGTCTTCAAAGCTGTGTCACCCAGTTTTGTTCGAAGTTCGTCTATGCAATATAAACCACTTCGAAGAAGTCCTTCTGCGTTTGATGATTGTTCAAATACATCAATGTGCTGAATGCAGTTTGTATTTACGTCAACATAGTTTCCTTTTGCAAACTGCTTCACGCCATATCTTTTTCGCGTGATCTCTTCGCCCAGCTTTTCGGATATTGGATCAATGGCGAATGTCAAAAAGTTTTTCGTGATCTTCTCTACGTCCGACACGTCGCCAAGTATCAAAGATTTCGGGATCCTAAACGCCCGCCCCGCAAGTTCAAATTCATAGTTGATTCTTTCATTCAGATCTGCTGGCGTCGGTGCTGAACCGCTGTCTTTTGTAACGTCTGTGTATTTATAGCCAGAAGTCAACGGAAGAACGGCTTGCGAAGCTTCGAAGAACGGCTTGAATCTATCGTCCATAAGCGTTTGAAGTTTCTCTGTGAAGTCTTTCTGTGCTGATGTTTGTGCGTCAATATCCAGAATCCCTTTTTGCCCATGTGATCTGATTAAATTTCTGATTGACTTTGCGATCGTTTGTCCGTAACTTGTGTATGATCCTTCAAGTCGCTGCTTTACGTCAATATTATTCAGCTGCATGTATATCACTTCACTTGAAGTAAATGTCTTCTGTAGTGTCATATCTCCGATCACAATGTTTGAAAACACGTCGTCATACAAAGCATATTGTCTGCGTGAAAAATAATCTGCAACATATAGTCGTCCATTCACTTCAACAATCAGTGCTTCATTGTCATAGCACAGATTTGTAATGAATTTCTGAATCATGTCGCTGCTGTTTTCATTTTGATTCGGTTCATAATTCCACAGAAAATATTCTTCCTTTTTCTGCTGTTCGTTTTTTATGAATGTTCTGATTTCGCACTTTGCGATTGTGCTTGCGATCATATTGACCGCGCACGCTGTCGCCAACTCTTTGAAGAAAACTTCTGTGATTTCTTCTTCGATTTGCATTTTTAATGTTATTTTTTGGTTTTTCCCGAATGCTCTTTGAAAAAAATCGCCTGCGTTCAAATTCTCACCCCCTTACATTGTGAATACTGGAAGAATGTCGTTGCTTGCTTGCTCTTCTGGGATCAATTCTTGTTCTGTCATAGCCGCCACAAAAGCAAAAAAACCGTCTGTTTTCCTGCTTTTTGCTTCTATTTTTTGATACTCATAATTTCCGTACTTCTTTGACTTCACTTTTTTTGTGTTATTCGTATACCAACGCATTAGCGACGAATCTCCGTACACTATATTGTGATTTCTGAAAGCACTGTCAATTATTGGTTCGACCTTTATTTTGTCGGAAGGTCTAACAAGCTTTATATTTTTATTTTCATAGCTTATTCCTAGTCGCAATAATGTGTTTTTAAGTAGTGCATATCTGTAATCGTCAAGTGCTGTCATTTGTATCGAATATGTTCCCATTTGCTCTTCTATCCAGTCAACAATCAAATTCGGATCTATTTCTGGCGCGTCCACCATTTCAAGTTCTCCCGTTTCTTCTGGCTCTTCCAGCGGGTATTTTATTCTTGAAAGATCTGCACTGTTCTTGCACACCCACGTTTTCTGCTTCCAGACGTATTTTGCACCGCGCTTTGTCAATATTCCTGCGGAAGCAAAGTCGTTGATTTTTGTATAATCAATTCCCACGACTGCCATTTCTCCTTGAATCGGTTCTGACACTTCCTGCTTTGTCGCAAGTATGTTTTCCCAGCTTGTCAATTCAACTTCGCTGTTTCCTTGCCGCCAGTTCATTCGCTTTGTCATAAAATCACTTGAAGAAGATCTGTTTTCGCACCACTCAACATATTCTTTGCGCGTTTCTTCAAGTAAATTCGGCAAATATTGCAATGACGGATTCGCCTTGTACCAGCATTCTTCGTCGTGAACTTCTTTTTCGTCGTCAATCATACAGATAAACGGCAAAAATCCGTTGTCCTTTGTTTCTCCGTCAAGAATACGCTTCGCTTTTTCAATTAAATCGTCTAGGACGCCGTCACATACGTCGCCGTTTGTTGTGATGTATGTCCGCCGCGGGTGTGGTTTTTTTCCAAGTGCCGTGGTAAAAACTTTGATATTATCGTAGTTTTCGTATGCGTGAACTTCGTCAAAATCAACTTTTCCAGATCGCAGTCCGTCTTTTGATTTTGCATTGTTTGTCCTATATTTGATTTTTGATTTGTTTTTTCTACCAGTGATCACTTCTTTGTTCCAGTAGAAAAATCTTTTCAATTTCTTCGTTTGTGCTGGGTTTTCAAGAATGTTGTAGATGTCGTCGAAAGAAGTGCGCGCCTGCTCTTCGGCTGTGGCGCATATATCAATATCATATTGCTTGATTTCACAATATGGACTGATCAGACAGAAGTCTTCAAAAGCAAGATAGCCGTTTTTTCCCGCTCCTCGCGCTACCAAAACCATGAGATCTGGAAAACGCGGAAGTCCGTCTTGACGGAACGTGCAGCAATGCAAAGCGAAGACGAATTTTTCCCATTCGAACAACCCAAAATCAAAATATTTCTGTAGCGACATGTATTTTTCAAGTTGTTCTGTTTTTATGATTAAATCTTCGTCTTCGAAGACTTTTTTGATAAATTTAATAAGTTTTTTTTGCCATTTTGATACTTTTTTGTACCCTTTTTTGCCTTCGTTTTCGACCATTTTTATATAGTCGGCAAGTTCTGGTATATCTCTATAATTCGTCGCCATAGTCGCCACCACCTATCGCGGCATTGGCTTTCAATCCCAGTTCCGAAAGAAGTTTCAACATTTGTGCATTCGTCTTGTTGAACATGTCTACGGCTTCGTTTTTCTTATATCCAGATTGACCGCCGCCGTTGTTGTAAGGCACGATAGTTCCACGCTTTTGTATATCTTCGACAAGCAAAGTTTTTGTGACATACATTGCCATGTAGTCGCTGATCATATCGTCGAAAAATTTGCCGAATGTTCCGTTTGCTTCCAGCTGATCCCGAAGATCTTTTTCAATTTCTTTATACAGTTTTGACCTTGTGATCCTCTTTACGTCTTCACTTCTTGTATCTGGTTTTTTTGCCATATATACCACCCCCTTACGTGCGCGCGATTATCCGTTTTGTCTACCCCCATCCCCGATTCCCGTCCATATCCGAAAATCTGATTCTTTTTAGGCGGGGGGACTGTCACCAGCGTTCTTCATTCACGAAATGTTCCTTCTTGAACTCTGTCTTCACCCTTTTGTCTGGGTGCTGCTCATTGTGGCACGCTTCACACAATGGAATAAGATTGACATACTCTTTCCCGTTGTATGTGTACGTCCTTGACATAGCAAGCCGCGGGTGCTTCCGTACCCACTGCACATGATGAACGCTTCTTGCTGGTGTATGAATGCCACGCTTTTTGCACAGCTGACATTCATAATTATTTTCTTTCTTGATCTGTTCCGACAGTTCTCGCCACTCGCGCCATTTATAAAACTTTTCAAGTTTATTCTCTTTGATCAGTTGTCGGATCCATGCTTCAAGTTGGTCTTCGGTTATTGTCATACAATCACACGCTTTCAAATTGCTGGTGCTACTGCATGGCAGCACCAGCACGAAGGAAAGTATGCAAACAAAAAGACACACACAACAAACCTTTCGTCGTCTGCTGTGTGTGTCGTTCGTTCACGCCTTTATTATACTACAAGCCTATATATTTATCAATCTTTTATTAGCTTGCCGTTCTCGCCCTCTCTGCGTGTTCTGTGACGTGTCTGTCGCGTCTCTTATGTGAACGGAAGCTGTTCGTCCATGTCGTCATCAATATGCATGAACCCGTCGTCTGGTGTCGCCTGCTGCCCTGCTGCCGCCTTGCTCTCCGCAAACTCCCATTCTTCCACAACAACGTCTGTCGTGTATACTTTTACATTGTCCCTATTCGTGTAGCTTCCCGTCTGAATTCTTCCAGATAACGCAATTTTCAAACCTTTCTTCAAATACTTTTCTGCATTCTCTGCCGACTTTCCGAACACAACGCATGTGATAAAGTCTGCGCCTTGATCTCGTCCGCGGCGATCTACCGCCAGCGTGAATCTGGCAACGCATGTTTGTTCTTGTGAACCCTGCTTCTGTGTCCAGCGTGATTCTGGATCCCTTGTCAGTCTTCCAAGCAATATGACTTTATTCATTGCCCTTGTCCTTTCTTTCCTTCTTGTTTCCGATTTTACCGATCAGAGTGATGATCACTAATGTCGTGCATATAATCGCCGTGATTGCTACTGCTGTTGTATTCATTCGCTTCACTTCCTTTCCGTTGCCTTGTATGCTGCTATGATTGCGAATGTCACTGGGAAGAAGATCCCAGCGACTACACTATATTTTTTTATTTTCTTCTTGTCCTCGTCCTCTGCTGTGTTCTGCGTCGTCTTCAAATACATGTAAGCCCCTGCAAAAATTGCCAATTCAACATAAATGAAGATTACTACCGCGAAGGCGATCACTGCTGCCGTGTTCATTTCACACCCGCTTTCCGTTGAACTGTTCAAATTTCTGGAACATTGCTGCCGTCTGCACTGCTTCTGCCACCAGCTGAATTGTGATCGCGTTCGCGTCTTCCAGCACAGCTTTGAATGTTTCTTTCGTTGCATTCTGCTTTGTTAATAACCACACATTTTTCAAGATCTCTTCTGTCTGATCGAATCTTTCTTTCAATTCTTCGAATTCTTCCAGTACAACTGCATATCCTTCATGTGTGCTTTCGAACGCTCTGAAAGCTTTGTTTGCTTCCTGCAATTCTTTTTTGACAATTTCTTCTGAATCTCTCACTAACCCTTTTCTCATTTTTCACGTTCCTTTCTTGCTTTGCATTTCGCCGCAATCAACTTCAACTGTATCAATTCGCTTTCTTCCAGATATTCGCAATAACTCGCTATGTCCGAAGCTGTTTCGAATCTCTCTGCTTCTTCCTGCGTCAGTTCTTCCATTCCTTCTGGCTGCTCCTGCTCCCGCTCTTCAATCTTTGTCACTTTGACATCCTTCCCGTCGTCAATTTCAATAGTTATTCGCATGAAGTCACCCCGCAATCTTCCAGCGCATATTCCCGCTTTCTTCTCTTGCAATCTTCCAGCATTGCGTCCAAACAACGCAGATCGTCTTCGCTCATGTATATATAATACTTTTCAAGCATTTTCAAAACATGAAGTCGTCTTGCGTTTTCCTTCTCTTCTTCTGTTGTGTCAGTATCTGACACAGTTTCTTGCATTTGATCCATTGTTGCTTTGCAATGCTCTTCTTCTTTCTTTTCTTTCGCCAGCTGCTTGATCTCTTCGCTTTTCACGTCCTCGCCTGCTGCCACGGCTTCTGCAATATTGTTCTGATCTTCTTCTGGAAGCCTGCTTGCTTCTGCCGCAGTCGTCAACTTCATATTGCCTTCTTTCAACTGTTCTTTTACTGCGTCAGTCGCATTATTGTTGATTCTTTCCAGATCTCCGATTGTTGCTGGCGCAACTCCCAGAATCTGTGCAATATAGTCACGTGTTCGCGTTCCCCTTTCTGGCTTGAATGTTCCGTCCTTCTTTGCCTGCTGCAAAACTTCTTTCCATTCTGCCGCCTGCGTCATTCTGTCGTAGTCCGTCATTTTTCTGTTGAATGTATTGCCGATCAGAAGTTGCATTCTGAATTCTGTTTCTGTCATGTCTCTGTATCTGCAAGGAATTTCCGCGAATTCTTCTTCGCCTTCGTTTACCAGCATTTTGATTGCTTCAAGTCTTCTGTGTCCAGATACAAGCCAGTATTCTTCGCCGATCTTTCCCAAAACAAGCGGCTGTTGCAGTTCCCCTGCCATATGAATTCCCGTCGCCAGTTCTCCGATCTCTTCCATGCTGTACTTGTTGTGTTTCGTCGCAATGATTGACTGATAATTCAGTTTGACGTCTTTGAATGCTTCCACTGTAGCTGCTGCCGTTGTTGTTCCGTTCAGAATGTCCATAATGTTGAATCCTTCCAT